CCTCAACTTACTGGTTGATTGGTTCAAGACGCCAATCCTAATCCAAACATCGTCGGCTTCAGACCGCATCTTGAGGATGTTCGCCGCCGTGTCATACCAGAGCATATTTGCATACGTCGTGGCAGGTGCTGTAGCCCCAGAAGAATTACTAGCAAGGGCTTGTAAAGCACTATTCAAGTCAGCCCTGAACAATGGGGTAGTTTGGTTAGCAATGGTATAGTCGTTTTGCGACATTAGTTATACTCCACTGTTGCGCTAAGGTCTGTGATGTTGGGCGTTACATTATTAGAGGAACTCTTTAATACAGCCCTGAAGCGGAAAGCCCGACCAGAAAAGTAACCAACCCTAAACCTCTGGTATGCACTCCAAGTGGGTGTGCCAGCAGGGGCATCATCTGTCGTTGATATAAAGAACTCTACGTTAGTGTCAGCAAAGTTCTGTTCTCCAGACAAATCATCAAACAAACCTGTTAGGTTGTCAAAGTTACCAGTTAAATCCTCGAAAGTATCGCCAGCCTCGTTGACCCTGAGTATAGCAGCATCTACCCTTGCCTTAACCCTATGTACTGTCGTAGTGTCAATGTAGGTAGAAAAGTCGTAGGTAGCTTCTGATGGACCTACAGATGGGTCTGTGATCTCAAGGTAGTCACTACCGTTTACACTACAACCAGTCTTTGTCCCTGAGAAGGTGGGGTCTTCAGTCTGTGTTAGTGTATTCGTGAAGGAAGGTAATTGACCCTCAGTGACGACAACACTGGCAACAGCCTCTGAGGCAATCTGTCCCTTATCGTAAGACCTAATCATGTAAGTCCCACTACGGGCTGGTAGGGTCACAGAGGAGGCTGGACGTGGCACTTTATCAATAGCAGTAGTGGCATTGGCCCAAGTGGCCCCAGAGGTCTCTACAGCGTGTCTGATGCGGTAGAACGACAAGTCAAGATCAGCTACGGGTGTCCACTCTAAGGTAGTGCTGTCACCAGACACCTCAGCGATAAGACCCGTTGGTGTGCTTGGTGGTTCTGCAAGACCTTCAGCTTGGATGTTAGGCAAGAACTCAAACTCACCCTTGACACCAAGAGTGTTGATAGCCCTAGCCCTGAAGTCATATAGACCATCGTCTAAGTCGATAGCCTCAAAGACGCCAAGTTCACCTGTCCCAAGGCTAATGTAAACACTATCCTCAGCCTTCTTAAACTGGACTTCTACCGAGTCAATACGCTCAGGCGAACCTGAACTTACTGTGATAGCCACAATGTTAGTTAGCTTCTCCTTAAGAACCTGCAACCTTACTTCAGCAGACAGACCCACTGATGGAACAGAGAAGGGCGACAACAACTCTGTGTTATCTCTCTCGTAAACAATGCCATCGTCAACTTCATCAAAGATACTCTCAGCAGTCTCTTGCAGGATCATGTTCACCTGAAGGTCATACTGATCAGCGAGACCAAAGCTCCACGACATAACAGTGAACTCTTTGTTGACCCAACCAAACCTAGTGTTGGTAACCCTCACATTGTCGCCAACCTGAAGGGCCAAGGTTCTCAGGCCAAAGGATGCACTGATCGTAAGCTGTTGTCTGTTGGCTTCTAGGGCTACCCTAGCTAGTCTTCTTGCTTCAATAGAGTTATCAGTGAAAGCAAGGTTCACATCAACAACAGACTCCTGACCACCGTCAACAGTGACAAAAGCAGCGTTAGTTACTTGTGGGTAGTCTGTGACCTGCCAGTTAGTTTCTGCACCACGGAAGGTTCCCTTAACGACATTGAAGTTGTCCCTACGGGAATGACGTGTGCTTACACCGACACTAGAACGGAAGTCATCTTCGTTCAAGTCCATCACTGGTGTCGTCCAGTAAGCAGGCTTCATACGCCACTTACCCTGAGCATACCACATAGTCCCACCCATAGAGGTTAGGACACTCTGCAACAAATCGTAAGGAGTAGAACCAGTAGTGAAGGCACCATTACAAGTGTACCTAGCTAGACCTGAGATAGTCTGGTCACAAACATTAGCAGCAGCAGTAACTAGCGTATCATCAATGTTATCTGCATCCTCATTGACACCGTACTTGGACGTAAGGTAATCACGCAAGCACAGGGCTGGGTTATCAGACCACACTGTCGTGGTAGTACGAGGGTCATAGACCTTCTTACCTTTTACTTCAGCAGTGATCGTGGGGATACCATTAGGGAACACATCAGCATCGAAGGCCAGTCGGACATACATATAGGCAATACCACTCAGGGTATGCTGTGCAGTCCAGTTAGGTGATTCAGACACAAGAGCGGCATTAGCTGGCTGGGTAGGTGTACCATAGCCAAACTGAATACGGATTTTATCATTGTATCTGGTTGATGTGCTACCGTCAGGGTCAACGACAGAAGGGATGTTACCATCACCAGCAATGTCACCGAAGTCAATGTAGCTGTCGTTAATGTAGATACGATCAAAGGACTGTACCTCGTGACCAGCAACAGCAATGATACGATGCAGGAACTTATTGTTTACGCCCGTTGCATCATCATAGACAACAGCACCACCAACACGGACCTTACCATAGATGATCTGGTGGTCTAGTGCAGCACCCCTAGAGTTTACCTGATAGCCCCTGTTAGCCCCATTAGCCCCACCACTAGCAGAAGGCTTAGGTGTCAGGGCATTAAGAACAAGGCTAGTAGCAGCACTCAACAGGAGTTGTCCAGTAAAACCAGCGGCAGAGATGAATGTAGCAAAGGCATTAAAAAAAGTGGCACCATTGGCAAATGTAGCGAAAGCAACACTAAGAGCGGTAAAGACAGCCATTTATAACACCTTCTCGAACTTAGTTTCTACCTTGCTATAGCCCAGCTTTAGCATTAGCGGGTCTATCGGGTTCATTTCTGTTGTCGTTACCTGTAAGGTCTTGTAGCCATCATCTCTGATGCAAGACTCAGCAAACAAGAACAGCTTGTAGCCCAACAGACCTGACCTATACTCTTTATCCAGATAGATCACATCAGCTACAGCAAGGGTGTCTCCCTTAGAGTGTAGGTTAGGTGTGATGATAACGACAAAGTAACCAACCAGCTTTAGGTCATCCCTACAAGTAAAGATATACAACTGACCCTGCTTCTCTAGTAACTCGTAGATAGACCAATCTGGGTTTAACTTACGCAGGTCTTTCTTATGCTCAATCTCATCCCAATCTTGTTCCAGCAACTCTTGAGCATCACTCTTGAATTGAGAAAGGAACTCTTGTTGGTATTTAATTGACAGCATTGCGACCCCAGAATAGTTCTCTGTCTTGAAGGCTTTCTACGAAGTCCAACCCCTTGTCGCTAGGGTAGATAGACTTCTGATACCCAGATGTAAAGCGAGCAACCCTAGCCCTTTCTAGGTCAACTAGCTTGTTCTCTACCTTCAGTTCAATAGTAGCTGTCTCAGGACCATCTTGAATGTTCATCTGGTCCATATAACCAGAGAAAATCTGATCGAAGTTACTAGGTGCCGTAGTCAAGTCACCACCAGTGAATGTTCCGAAGTAGATGTTGCACACACGGCCCTGATAAGGCTCACTGAGGGCTAGTGAGAGTATTTCCGAGGGGATACCACTCAAGATCAGTGTAGCGCCTCTGACAGCCATTTCAGCGGTCTCTTCAATAGCGGAGATGTCAAGTAGGGTTCCTGTGCCAATCCACTGTGTCGTATCAGGTAGTGTAAGTGTGCCTTGACCAGTCCACAACCGCAGTATCTCACTGTCAAAGTTAAGTTCAATAGCAAAGAATGGGTAGACTGTGGCTTCTGATATGTTAGTGATTGTGGCAGAGGTCAGGTCTCTTGACATATCTTATCCTTACGTTATAACTTCTACAGCCTCAAAGGAGATACCATAGAAAGAAGCATTGTTGATAGACCAAGATGTGAGGTTAATAGCCAACCTAAAGACGCCCTTGGGGGAATCAAGCACTACCGTGGCACCTGTATAGTCAGCCCTTAATGCAGGCCAAATCTCTAGGGAACCATTACCAGTCTTGTCAGCAAGAACCTGATGTAGTTTAGCAGAGGAACCTCCCCCTAGCTGAATATAGTCACCAGCCTTTAGTGTCCCAGTCATAACGACAGTAACAGTCTCATCGCCAGTTACCCCAGTAAGTGTGCAAGAGCTTACATCACCCCTTGGTGTCGCATAGTCAGGGTCTCCCAGTAGGAAAGTGCCAGTCTGTCCCTTAAGACCTACTAGCATAGCTTTCCACTCAGCAGCTAAGTCACGGCGGACAGAAGGGATAGTAACTGAGGCTTCCCACTTCTGCCCTCCGTGAGAAATAACTTGCTGCTTGTAGGTGAAAGGAGACTGAGAGACAGCTACAGCATTTACAGCCCGTAACTCAATACTTTCGATACCAATAGTGGTTGGTTGATTTAGTGGGTATGTGAGTGCCATCTATTAGTATCTTTCCCTATTACCCGAAAGTAGCTTTCATTTGTCCACCACGACGACGATCATCAATCATAGACTTCTTGGTCATCTGTGCGATCTGAGGTGCAGCTTGTGCGATAATCCTCTTTACACTGTCGTCACCATTAGCTTGGAAGTTAAACGATTGGTTGACGACAATAGTGTCTCCACCACCACCTTCCATCTGAACACCCAGCTTACCATTAGCACCACGCTTTAGTGGCATGATAGCTTCAGGACCAGCTTCACCCATGAGGCCAGTCTTACCACCAGCCATAGGGAATGTTGTGGGTCCACCAACGACACCACCATTGGCATAGGCTTGGATTTGAGAGCCACCAGAGAAGGTACCCCCATCAGCGAAACCCAAGAAAGATGTAATACCAGAAACCATACGTTTTACTACAAGTACTCTGTAGAGTTCTTTGATGATGTCAGCAGCCATAGACTTGAAGGCATCTTTAACCGACTTAGTACCATCAATCATAGACATGAAGCCTTGCTCCAGAGAGGACTCTACGGACCTCATAAGGTTCATGCGTTCTTGTTCAGCTTCTTTAGCCTCGTTGATAAGACCTATCTGTTTTTCAAGAGCTGATATAGTCCCAGCCTCTGTCTCAGTGTAAGTATCCCCAAGTGCTTGTCTTACGCGGGTGTACTCTTCAGACTTACCAATAAGCTGTTGTTCAAGACCAATTTGCTTCTGTAGGGTCTCTAGTGGGCTAGCTTGGCTTGTTCTAGTGCCATCACCTGTGGATTCTCCCCTATCTGTTCTAGACCTAGCCGCCCTGCGACGGGCATCCAAGATTTGCTCCATAGCTCTTTCAGCGTCAGTCTGTGGTAGGTCAGCCAAGGCTTGCGGTGGTATGGCCCCAGAAGCAACGCCAGCCCTGACGACATTCGAAAGATAACCTTGCCCAAGAACCAAATTATCTACAAGTCTCCCTGCTTCATCTGCGGCCCCAGAGAGGTTGCCTTTCATGTTCTCAACTTCAACCGACAATCTCATAGCGTTCTCTTCTGCTTCTTTTAGCAGAGAACCCTGATTTTCGGTCATCTTGTTGGCTTTAACTTGTTCATCAACAGCTTTTTGCATGTTGAGTATTCTCTGCTCTAACTCTAGGTTTTGAGCCTGAACACTGTCTTCACCAAACTTTATTCTTGTCTGCTCAAGGTCAATTTCTTGCTGTAGCTGAACATACCTTACGGAGAAGTTTTTGTACTGCTCATCATCAAGTTTCTGTTGTAGTTGCCCAACTCTTTCTATCGCTTTCAGGTACTCTTCAATAGCCGCTTGTCTCTCATCGGATGTACCAGAATCGAAGCCCGCAGAGTTTAAGAGGGCGGTACCAAGAGCTATAAATGCACCTTCAGGGCCAGCTTGCGCAACAGCTTTTCGGGATGCTGCTAGTCTTATCAGTCTCTGATTTGCTTCCTCTAGTCTCTTGTTGGCTTCGTCCAGACCCTCAATTCCAAGGAGTTCCTCCGCAGTTATTCCCATGTCAGCGGCCTGTTTACTTCTAAGCCAATCTCTCAGAGTGCTGTCTAGGGACTTTAGCTTATCGTCAAGTGTCTCCACCTCTTTTGCAGAAGCCTTCGCCGCCTCTGCTGACCTCATAAAGTATGCAACGACACCAGTAACGATGGGTAGGATAATGCTGAAGCTGGCGATTAGGGCTGTTACTGAGATAGATAGACCTAAGATACCCACTTTAGCTGCCAATAGTGGTGCAGGTAACAAATATAAAGCACCAACCAACTGAGTGGCCTGCTGACCAAAAGCAACAGCTATGTTAGTCCCACCCTGCACCTGAACAGCAAAGTCACCTACCTGATAACCAGTCTGCTGCATAATAACGCCAAGGTTATTAGTCCCCTTTACGTTACCTTTGTTTGCAACCGTAGAGGCTTGAGAAGCAGCCGTATAAGCCCTTAAACTTTGGGTTGCTTGCTTGACACGCATCCCCTCAAGTTTCTTCTCTTGATTGAAACGCTGGTTCATGGCAGTGGCTTCACGCCTAGCCTGAATGTACAGTTTTGTCGCTGCTGTATCTTGTTGTTGCGCTCTTGTCAGGTTGACGTAATCTTTTGCCAGCTTTGTGACGACAGCAGAGGCTTTCTGGTGAGTTGGGTATAGGGCATTAGCAGACTTACGCAGTTCCGTAAGACCTTTATTAAACTGCTCAGGTCCAATCTTCCCAGACAGGTAAGCGTTGCCAAGGTTCTTGACCTGACCCTCTAGCTTCTTTGTGCTGTTGACAAGGGCATTTACTTTTTCTGCCCCTACAACTTGGGCCACAATCTGAATATCAGCCATTCGCTACCCTCATATAAACTGTATCAACACGCTTTATAGCCTCAATCTCACGAGGTTCTACAGGCGTCTCAGTCAGTTCTTTCCATGCTTTGATTTGTTCGTATGTTATCGGGTTGGGGCCAGAAAAGCCTTGTGTTCTGCTGTTGCTTAAAGTAATAAAGGCAGACCAGACGTGAGACATAAGCTGTGGAAAATCTGTCGGGGGTTCCAATGCTTCAGGTCTACGTCCAATCTGCCTCTCTACTTGTTCAAGATGTTCTCGTTCTGAAATGCCATCCTTATCAGGCCTGTTGAGTTTGAACTGATGTTCAGCCCACTCACATAACTGACAAGTTAGGCTTTCGTAAAATCCAGAGAGTCAGCTAACGCTCCCTCAATCTGATCTTTAATCCAGAACACCTGATCGTATAATTCTCTAGCCTTAACGACAGTAAGTTTGGGTTTCTCACCACCATAGGTAATATCCCAACTAGCTGTAAT